CCACTCTGCATATATTTTATAGCTTACTATATGTCTAGGTATATCTCTGTCCATTACTCATCTCCTTCATGTTGCTCGGCATAAAATTCTCTTATCTCACACTCTATAAAGTCATAGTCCAAGTCCATTGGATGTCTGAGAGTAGTAGTTACTAGCTCTATAGCATCCTCTACAGTATCACTAGTCATTATAATCTCTACGACCTCATCATTATATCTTTCAAGCTCTTGCTCTATTAAGTTTTTAAATCTACTCATTTATTATACTCCTTCATTATATAAAAATCTTGCTCTTGACCATTCAAAACATTTTCATATTTTGTACCTTGTCTACCATGTAGACCTATACAATGGTCATTTAAATTGCACCATATAAGGTATTGACCTAGCCTATCTTTTATGACTTGATAAGCTTTACTTTTCCAGTAAACATTTATATCTAATGCAATAGCTTTTTTAATTTGTTTAATATTCATTAGTAATAATCCTTAAGTTTAATATGTTTCCTATCCGCATCACGTACCCATACATCAGATAAATTTTCAGGTACGTACACTCCTATTAATTTTTCCTCTATTACTTTAGCTAATGTTCTCAATTGGTCTGATGTATAGTCTTGATGTAATTTTAGTATTATACTTTGCATTATATTTCCAATCATTATTATTATTAAGTCTTAACCTATTGTTAATAGGATGTCAACACCTAGTGTGTAATAAATCCTATTGCTTTTTTACTTGACCAACACAAGGTACAATCACTACATGAAACACTAGCTTTTACTTGCGCCAAGCATGTAATACCTTTATCTGTAATGTCTCTAGAGTTAGCACTATATTCTTCATTAAGTTTATTAGAAAATCTTACTGCCCATCTCTCTTGGTACTTACTCCTAAGTCTTATCAGTTCCTTAGCTATATCTCTCACGTGGCTATACTTACTATCAATATGATTGCGACTATATCCATATACATATAAGTTCGGATAGTGTATCATCATGCGCTCCCAAAATAATGTATATTCTACTGACTTAAAATCACCTAGTATATGTAGTCTCACTAGAAATCCATTTGGATTAAGACGTGCCGTTTCATGTATATCACTCTCAAGCTTTAACATGAATGCATCATTAACTTCAAACCTATGGGCAACGTGCATGTTATTACCAAAGCAATCTTTATAGTGTTCGCATTCATCCGTACAAGTCTCACGTTCTATTAATGTAAGTGTATACATTTTCATACCTTTAAGTTTGCCCTTAGTAACTTTCTTACCTAGCTTTATATTCGTACTGACTTTTAAAACTTTAAACTTATAGTTTGTTACATCTCTTATTGTAAGCTTGCTACCATTATATAAAGTGGTGGCATTTACTATTGCTTTATGTGTTTCTTTTAGTTCCATTATAGTTCCAATCATTATTATTATCTACGTCCAATGTAATATGGAGTACATGAAATAACTTGTCAAGTATTTTATTAATTTATTTTAAAAGCTTTACAAGTTATCTTATATATGCGATAATAAATTATCTTAAATTTAAACCTTGAAAGGTAACAAAATGAATTTACTTACTAATGAAGACTATTATGCTTGTGTTAATTCTTTATCTAAAAATCAGTTAAATTTTATAGAGGATATTCAAGATGGGAGTATATGGAAATTTGAAAGTTATAATCCTAGTCAAATAAAATTTATACATAATGTTATGAATGGACGTGGATTTAATATGAAAAAAATTGTGAGAGGATTAAAGAAACATTTTCCAAATTTAAAATGATATTCGCATACTCCGTTAAGAGTACTTGCGATAAGATACCACTTGGTATTAAATAGAGCTGTAATCGTTAGTGAGTAAGGGTTACAGCCTATATACTTTTGACATACCATTCGGAGTAATGACCTGTGTGATATATATGCAACACCTTACACAACGTCCACGAATTACCACCTTCCACAACGTCCACGAATTTACACATATACACATGCCTATACACACGTATCATATTAATACTGAAATTTCAAAACCTTTACAAATTATATTCTATATGCAATAATAAGATATCGGATTTACCGATAACCCTGTTGCAATTAAGCAACATAAGGAGCTTAGAATATGTTTAATAGAATAAATAATAAATTAGCGGCAATAACTAAATTGTCATTTTCTGAAACTACTACACAGAATGAGACTTTAACATTCTTGGATATAAACCCAAAGAGAAAAATGCACTCTTGGGATTGTAACCCAACAGTATTCAAAAGAATACCATGGACTATTTTGAATATGAAAAGCTTTGTGTTGTTGTCGGTTACTTCGGAAGAGGTATACCTAACAGCCAAAGAAGTTGGAAAGCTTGCTGGAGTCTCAAGCGGTACTGTTAGGATTTACTTTAAGGATAGCAAAGCAATGATTAAAAAAGGTGCTGGTGGTATGCCAGCAATGGAAAACTATAGAACTAGAACCCACAGCAAGACAGTTGGGCATGTCAATCAGAACTTAATAGAGCTTAAGGCGGCAACTGATTACATTAGTAACCATATGACAAGACAGCTTAAGACACTTGGCAAACTTAACAACTCTCAATTTAGAAAGGTTGGATAATGGCAATACAATTTAAACCAATTAAAAAGAATTATAATATTATAATTAATAAAGGTCATCAAATATTATATTCTTATTCAACACCAGTTGCCGTAATACCAAGTCAAGGTTCTATATTAAAAACTAAACAGAAATATAGCACGACAACTTCAAGGCATATAAATAAATTTCTTGATGGATTGGAGAGCCACGAAGTAGAGCAAAGTATAATTTCAAGTTATGCCGACTAAATAAATAATAGCCTAAATTAAAAACCTCTTGGAATTTCTGAGAGGTTTTTTTTTATTTGTTTTCAAAATAATTTGTCAATCAATTTTCTGATATAAAAAAAGTCTTAGGGGGGAGGGAGGAAATTTCTAGCACGGCTGTGTATATATACCCCACCCCCACATATAGAGCAAAAAAAACATATTTGGTTTTCTGGGGATCACTTATAATGACCACTAATAATGATTATCAGTTATAGGTCTTTACCGGGTCTTGTAAAGATAAAATAACATACATTCCGGAACTACGCAAACATTTCTTTATATAAAGTACTTGTCTGTATTGTCATTCTCTGGTATAGTTCCTATATGGCTAAAGAAGCAGTAAACGATTATGGACTAACTATTAAGCAACAGAAGTTTGCAGAAGCTTATGTGGGTAGTAATAATGCCAGTAAAGCATTAATAGATGCAGGGTATGCTCCTGTGGTCCGTACCGATACTGGTGAACTTGACAAGAGCAAGACAGCCAAGAGAGCACAACAATACCTTAGCAATCCAAAGATAAGAGCATACGTAGAGACTATAAGAGAAGAAGTTATAGAGAAGGTATCATGGACTGCAGAGAAAGTTATTGACAAGATGTATCAAACCTATCTTAGAGCAACTGACAATGATGACTATACAAATGCCAACAGGTCTATGGAATCCATAGCAAAGCACCTTGGTATGTTTGTAGATAAGAAAGAGATTAAACAAGAGTTCAGTAGTATGACAGGCAGTAGTGATGATGATATTCAGAAACTAGCTGATGTTATAGGATTAAAGGTTGTAAAGAGTGGAACAGGTACTTAACACTAAAGATGCTTTTCGTGAAAGTTTATATGTAAGAGCATTAAACCAATCACAGACAAGTTTCTTCTCCTACGTTAAATTCGTAGCCCCTACCCTTGTGGATGACTTCAAGGTGGGTGCACATATAAAAGTTATAGCAGATAAACTCCAAGAGATAGTAGATTCTCCTGAACCAAAGAGACTGATGGTCTTTCTTCCACCCAGATCCAGTAAGAGTTTACTGTGTTCACAGCTCTTTCCCAGCTGGTACATAGGCCGTAATCCTAATCATCAGATCATGTCTATCTCTCATAGTGATCAACTGGCAAGTGACTTCGGTAGAACAGTAAGAGATATACTGAAGCAAGACCTATATAAAGAAATCTTTCCCGGGGTCTCACTCCGACAGGATGTGCGAGCTGCTGGTAAGTGGAAGACTAATCAGAATGGTACATACTTTGCTGCTGGTGTCAGATCGCAGGTAGCTGGTCGTGGTGCACACATAGCCTTGATAGATGATGCCATGTCTGAAGAAGATGCCTTCTCAGAAGCTGGACGTAAGTATATAAAGGATTGGTTTCCAGCTGGTCTAAGAACTCGTCTGATGCCCAACGGATCTATTGTCATTATTAATACACGATATCATGAAGACGATCTCTGTGGATGGCTCCTTAATAATCAGACATCAGAAACTATACCATGGGAAGTATTGTCTATACCAGCATGGCTGGATGAAGAGTCTGCTGAATTACTTAATCTACCGGTAGGTGGGTCTTACTTTCCTGAATGGAAACCAGACAAGATACTTAAGATGGATGAAGCAGAGATACGTGCCAACAATGGTGCCAAGTATTGGAATGCATTGTATATGCAGAACCCTACACCAGATGAAGGAGGTTCTATAAAGTCTTCATGGTTACAAAGATGGGATGAAGAAGATGCACCCACCTGTGATAAAATTATACAGACCTATGACACAGCTTTCTCCACAAGAGCTACTGCAGATTATAGTGTAATACAAACATGGGGTGTCTTTGAAACAGAGGTAGAAGATCATAGAGGTAGAGAATACTGGGCTCCTTGTCTCATACTACTAGGCAACCATAGAGAACGACTGGAGTATCCTGACCTCAGAAGAGTGGCACAAGAACTCTATGATGAGTTCAGACCAGACATATGTATAATAGAAAAGAAAGCATCAGGACAGTCACTTCTACAAGATTTACGTAGGGCTGGACTACCGGTGTTGGATTACTTGCCAGATCGTGATAAAATTGCTAGAGTACATGCTGCTACCCCTATCATGGAAGCAGGAAGATTATTTTTACCTAGACACAAAGACTGGGCAGAAGATTTATTTGCAGAAGCAATACAGTTTCCCTATGGTAAACACGATGACCAAGTAGATGCAATGACAATGGCTATACATTACTTAAGAGATTCATGGCACCTGACACATCCAGATGATCCTGAGTATGAAGATAAGCCAAGTAAAAACAAAAGGTATTGGAATTTCTAATGGATATGCGTCAATTATTATCAGGCCTTTCTGGATTGTTTGGAAGAAATAATCAAGCAGAAGAAGTAAAAAATTATTCTCCTTATATAGAACATCTTAGAGAAAAAGAAGGAGTAAGCTATACACCTTATAGACCTACTACAAAAGAGAATGAGCCTTTAACTATAGGAGTAGGACATACTGGACCAGATGTTTCAATGGCTTCTATAAGAACTGATGAACAAATTGATGATCAATTAACTGAAGATATTGAAGAAAGATTACCTGCTGTAAGAGCTAATATTCCAAACTTTGATAGTCTACCAGAAGAACTAAGAGTTCCTATGTTAGGTTCATGGTTCAGAGGTGGCTTAAGTGGTAGTCCACTAACACAAAAATTAATAGCTGCTGGTAATTTTGAAGCAGCAGCAGATGAGTTTTTAAATAATGATGAGTATAGAGAATCTAAAACACAAAAAGGTTTTGATAAAGGAATGCGTGGCATAGGCACACGTATGGAAGAACTAGCAGAAGCTCTTCGTAAACATGGTAAAAGTAAAAGATCAGGAGGGGGTTCTCTCATGGAAAGAAACCCAGATAATAATTATAATACACAAAGGATGATATAATGGCTGTAGAACGTAATCCATTTGATGGAACTAAACAAGCAATAGAACTTGATAGACTAGAAGAGAAACTTGAGTTAGGTCCAGATGGTGAGGTTGAGTTTGAAATAGAAGGTGAAGAAGAAGAGTTTGAAGTGGAGCCTATGGAAGGTGAACACTTTAGTAACTTAGTAGATACTCTTGATGAAGACAAATTACAAGAGATAGCAATACAAGTTATAGATGGTTATGAGTCAGATAAAGATTCCCGATCAGAATGGGAAGAAACATTTGAAAGAGGATTCGATCTTCTTGGTTTAAAACTCCAAGAAACAAGCGATCCTTTTGAAGGAGCATGTACTGCAGTTCACCCACTCTTAATTGAATCAGCTGTAAAGTTTCAATCTAAAGCCAGCCAAGAACTCTTTCCTTCAGGAGGACCAGTTAAAGCAGCGATACTAGGTAATGCAACACCGGAACGTGAGATGCAAGCACAACGTGTTAAACAGTTCATGAACTACCAGTTGACTGATCAGATGCCAGAATACTTTGATGAGTTTGAAAGAATGCTTTTTAACTTACCATTAGTCGGTTCCTCTTTCAAGAAAATTTATTATGATATGACATTAGAACGTCCGGTATCTGAGTACATACCAATAGACCAGTTTTATGTGTCATACTATGCAACAGATTTACGCAGAGCAGATAGGTATACTCATGTCATTTACAAATCTCCAAACGATATTAAAAGAGATATAGCAAGTGGCATGTATGCTGATGTAGACCTACCTAAAGCTGGCACACCAGAACAAACTCCTATTGGTTCCAAGATGGATGAGATCATGGGCCTAGCTCAAGGAGAAGCTAATGATCCTCAGTATACTTTATTGGAACAACATTGTTATTTAAATCTAGATTCTGAAGATGAGGAAGCTGTAGCTATACCTTACGTAGTAACAGCAGACCTTGAATCTAGAAAGATACTCTGTATACGTAGGAACTATGACGAGAATGATCCTAAGTTCCAGAAGAAACTACACTTTACACACTATAAGTATGTACCGGGCTTTGGTTTCTATGGTCTAGGTCTTATACATTTCCTTGGTAACTTAACTATGACAGCAACAACTGCCA